TGAGACTTTGCGTGGGGAACGTGAAAAACTATATACCCTCCCCCCGATTCATGAAAGTCGGGAAGAGTCTGCATGACAGAAGATCATGTTGCATGAGAAATCTATGAAAGTCGCGAAGAGTCTGCATGACAGTTGTTCATGGAAATCACAAACCGAAAGTAAAAACTCTTTTTGTTTTGTTTTTGTTTTGGTGAAGTTGTAAAATAGTTTCCGATTTGACTTTAAAGTTTGCAATTATTCCTCATCGATATCCTCCAATGCATCGAATCTCCCAGATCTGATTCTAAGTTTTGGTTTGATTTCTGTCCAGACTGCTTTGTTTTCATTGATTGCCTTTCTCGCTTCCAAACGACGACGATTGATCATGTTGGCAATCTCAATCCAAGGTTGAATCTCCTCGCGATTAATGTAAATCTGTCGGAAGACACGCTGAGTATGGGCAACCCACTCTGCATCGGGCATTGCAACGAGGCGATCAAAGTATGCTTGTTGGATTTCTAATTGAATCTTTTGTTTCCTTAGATCTTCCTCGTACATGATGTTACCCCAATGTTCATAACGTCCAACTCCACTCTGCAATAATGGAATCAAATATGAATGTAGTTTGCGTATCTCTGCACGCTTATCAAGAAGAACTCTCCACTTTCTGGAAACGATCTTCGCGAACTTCTCAAGAATATGAACTACCCGGTCAACCTTTTCGTCCATGATCTTCTTTCGTTGAAGTGCCCCCCTGGACACCCATTGACTACGCATGAATCCACGAATTGTGGTATCCAAGACGTATCCTAATTTTCGCATTGTGACGCTGTAGGGAATTAGTTGAATCATTTTTTAATTATAACCTCACACAGTATATCGTATGTAGGACTTGGGATGAGTTTCATTGGTCCGATCAAATCCATTTTGGACGATTTCATGGTGGTGGAAAATGGATTTGATTTAGTCAGAAATCTGGATGGTAAGTCCTACACGTAACACTGAGGCAACCATTGGTTGAAAACGAACACATAAATACTAAAGAACTAAAGACAAGATGCCAAGAAGAAATGCAGATTGTAATCCTCTTGAACTCGCATATGCATTATTAATTAAACTACCAGGTGTAGATCCAAAGACAATCGAAGAATGTCCTTCATGGTTACATTGTCCAAAGTTTACACAATTTAGGGAAAACCTCTTGAGACAAGGGAATCTACAACCACTAATAAATCGATTCAATGCATTACGCTCTCCTGAATGGGAGAATTGTACACGTGTAATTGCTCTGGAAAAGACACGGTTTGACCATTCTTCATTAGTAGGAGTTGATCGAAAGACTGCAAAGGGAGATATATGGTTGGAGATGGAAGATGGAAGATTAATGGGCATCTCAGTAAAAGCAACAACCAACGCTACAAAAACAAACTTCAGCGTGGAGAGCATGATGCAAAAGGATACAGGTAATCGTGTTAAGAGAATTCGTAAAGAGTTTCTTGTTGAGAATGGATTTCCTAAACATTTGAATGAGAATCGACATCAAGTCAATGCACTATTTTATGATCGTAATAATCCATACTTTAGTGTAATCCGCGAGGTCATTGCATCAGATGAAAACATTGCAAATCAACTAATGAAACATCTCTTCTGTCTAGAGTGTCCTGTGAAGATTTGGGAATTTGATGGAGTCTCACTTAAACAACTAGGTCCTGATTCTGCAAGGTTTGTATCCTTTACAGAAGATGAGAGTCTTTACACAGGTTCATGTGCAAAGATGTTTTACAGACTCGAAGTAGAAGAGGGAGGAGTCAATAAGAACTACCGTGTTGAGATTCGCGGTAAGGGAAATCTTCATACAGGTTCTATGCAGTTTCAAGTTCACGATTCACATCTCGCTTAACTTCAAAATGGATATTCACCTCTTTAATACAACTCTTTTTACATGCCTTTCAAGTTTGTAGACCTTTTCTGTGGAATGGGTGGATTTCATCGCGCACTTGAAAAGTTAGGAGGAGAATGTGTACTTGCATCCGATATTGATAAGAACTGTCAAGATTCATATGAATGTAACTTTGGAATGAGACCCTTTGGAGATATCTATCAATTGAATACAGAAGACATTCCTGATCATGATGTTCTTTGCGGTGGATTTCCATGTCAACCGTTCTCAAACGCAGGTCGCAGAGGTGCACTTGAAGATACACGAGGAACACTCTTCTACCAAATTGCAAGAATTGTAGAAGCAAAGACACCACGATACTTACTACTTGAAAACGTCAAGCATATTCTCAAGGTTCAGAAAGGTGCTGTCTTTGAAACAATTCTAAAAGTCTTTGATGATCTTGGATACGATATGAAGCATGTAGTTCTAAGTCCACACATGTTTGGAGTTCCGCAGAAACGTGAACGTGTCTATTTCATGGGAGTCCGAAAGGATATCGGTTCAATTACGCTTCCACCTGAACCTGTCAAGGAAAAGGTCGTCATCTTAGACAAAAAGGTTGAAACAAAATACAATATCAAACCTGAATTCAAACAAGTCTGCAACGCATGGGATGAAATGATTCCAGTTCTAGCAGGAACTGCACTTGGTGTTCCAATCATTCTTGAGTATTTCAAAGAAGATCCAGATGCTCCAGGAATTGCAAAGTGGAAACAGACCTACATCACTAAGAACAAGAAACTCTATGAAGCACATAAACCTATTTGGGATGCATGGATGGAAAAACACAAGGAGATTCTTGAAAAACGCAAGGTCTATGCGAAACTTGAATGGCAAGCAGGAGTCATGAAACCAACAGATACCGTACTTGATAATCACTACATTCAATTAAGACAGTCTGGAATCAGAGTTAAGAATGCAACAGACTTTCCAACATTAGTTGCAATTGTTCAAACTTCAATTGTAGGATCCAAAGCAAGATATATTACACCTCGTGAATGTGCTCGTCTTCAGAGTTTCCCAGAAGATCATGTTCTTCCAGAAAAAGATGCAATTGCCTATCGTCAATTAGGAAATTCAGTGAATGTCAATGTAGTTGAACACGTTGCAAGACATTTGTTAAAACAGATTTAAGTTTGCCAAACAACTAATCCTCAAACACAATGGCATACTTGAACAAATCAATTTCAATTACTTTGTTAGACAAACTCATTCAGTTGAGTGTACCATTTGATGATGATTCACTCAAACGTATTCATGACATTTTACCTCAAAATCATTGGACGGAAATTAAACCAATTTATGTTTCGTTAGTGGATGCATTCATTCTCTTTGAAAAAGTAATTCAAGGAACAGAGTTCTTATCTTCTAAACGTGATCGATTCGTAGGACATTTATGTGGATATGGGTATGGAACCTATGATGAACTCACTAGTGCTTTGTCAGAACATACGCTCGGTTAATTCCAGTCAACTCTGCGGTGATGTGAAACAATACACCTGCAAGGAAAATAGTGATCCACTTGGAGAATCCCGCTTTTTCAGCAACCCAGAAGACAGGCAACAAGAATAATCCAACAAGAATTGCTTCAAGGATAAAGTTCATTTAGTCTTTAAAATGGAATTGTTTTTTTGACGATGATGGAAAGTATATAGAATGGACCAAACTGTTTCTAAAGCATTAACTGAACTCAACTTTCCCGATATGAAGTATGAAATAACAGAAGAATCTAATCGATGGTTAATACGATTGACGCAAACTGAAGAAGTTGAAATATTACTTGAATTGATGTTGCAAGATGGTGGGTGGATAGGATCTGTACTAGAGCATACAGGTATGAAACATTCTACTAAAGCGTTGATTATGAATACATTGATGAAGCATCTAGAGGTTGATTAAAAATCACACTTGAAATCAATGAAGCGTATCACGTATAGTGTGGTCGTAGATCCCGATGTGGATTTTTCTTTGAAAGACTTTGAAACAGATGTAGCAATTTGCCTTGCAGATCCAAATGGATGGGAATCTAAAGGGTATCGTTTTTTTCAAGTGAAGAGAAATCCACAAGTCGTGATTCATCTTTCATCAAAAGCAGGTCTTCGCAAGGCAGGATGTGATGACACCTTGTCTTGTGCAGAGTTAGGAGGTAAGCAAATGCGTATTAATGTAGAGAATTGGAAACATGGTTCTGCAAAGAGTGGTCAAGATTTGAATGGATACCGTCAGTATGTTATCTCACACGAAATGGGACATATCCTTGGTCAAGACCACGTAAAATGCCCTGGGAAGGGTCATCCGGCACCGATAATGATCCAACAGACCTTAGGACTTCACGGGTGCCTTCCGAATACAAACGTGTAGTGGGTTCCTCTTTTCGGAAACTTGTTTTAGGATTCATCAAGATCCAAGCAACAAAAAGAATAAGTATGCAAACGACTATCAACTTGATCATTATACTTAGTGGTTTAGTTGGTGATTTAGTTGCTGTATGCCAAACCTCCCATTCCAGACATTACTCGGAAGATGTTGTAGTTCACTGCATACATTCTGAAGTTGAAGGGTGTTGACTTAGTTGGTTTTGCAACACCTGATGATGTAACGCTATCAAACACAAGGGTGGTTGTGTCAATTCGTGAGAAGTTACAGGTTCCAGATGGTTGATGTTCCTCGGGTTGGAGTGCAAAGGAATACACGTTGATTGGATTACTGTGAGGAGCATAGTTCACATTTGGGATTGTAAACGTAACAGTTTGTCCACTAGCGGTATTCTGTATAGCAGATTCACTGAGTTGATAGGTTCCAGTAAGACCATTACCGGTTCCAAAGGCAGAAATGACTGTTCCTGGAGATAAGTAAGTTGCAAGGGTTACAAGTGTACCTTCGTTGATATAGTTACCACCACTTGGTGTGCTGGTAACATTCAATATATCACCGGTGATATCACATGTTGCAGTAAATGTAGTAACAGTCTGTGCAATAACCTGTGAGCGCGTTGGCCAGAAGGCACCACCTGTATGATGTTGATAAGGTTGAACCTTCCAGAAATAGTCACCATATCTCTCATCAAATCGGTCCTGACCGTTGATTTGCAGACGAGCACGGTTCACAATATCATCATAACTGAATGGTTGAGTGAATCCCATGTTCTTGGTCAAGTCAGATCCGCAATCAGTCTTACGGGCATCTTGGAAAACCCACACCAATTCCTTGACAGGGTGATTCAATGTCAAGTCAATTCGGGCACTTGATGTTGTGAGTGTCTGTTGAAGACCGAACTGAAGTTGGTCAATCAAATACTCATGGGATTGTTGAGCAAATCGGCGACGCTCATCCACATCTAGGTAGACATAGTCAACGTAGAGAGACATGTCCTTCAATTGAGGTAGAGAGGCTGCTGCACTTGAAACTGTTCCTGCACTTCCTGGAGTTCCAGATACCAAATCAGTTGCAGCAGATAATGTAACATTGATGCGGACCTCGTGGTATTGGAGGGCAATCAATGGCAATGCAAGACCTGGATTTCTGCAGAACCAGAATTGAAGAGGGATGTAGAGGATTGCTGGGCGACCACCGCAAGAAACTGCAGATGTCTCAGTGCCACCAAGGTATCCACCAAGCATGCTGTCCAACTTCACGGAGTTGTCAAAATTGGATGTCAAGTTCTCCCATAAGAACAACCATTCACCGTAATGAGTATCAATGATCTGTCCGCCAATCTCTACCTCAATCTTTTTAAGGAGTTGGTAACCAAGACGACGTTCATATGCAGAAGTCCATTTGACGTCTGCAGTGACTGTGTCTGGTAGTTGGACCTCTAAATAGGTCTTGTACATCAAGTCCGCATTGCGGTTGATGACGGCAACCACACGTTGACCATACTGAGGGGCGCCCGTGAAGTTCACACGGAACGCCTCCATGGCAAAGTTTGTATGACGCTTGTAGAGAACCTTCCAGAAGGTAATGTGAGGATTTCCAGTGATATATGCATCCTGAGCACCGTAAGCAACGAGTTGTAGAAGACCACCGCCCATTATGTTTATTCTTTGCGAGGATATATTCTTCTGAGTTTGACACAATGGCACGACTCAATCAAACAAGAAGGTTCTGCAAATGTATTAAGAAAGTTAAGCAAACATTTAACAATGAAAAAGGACCTATTGCGGTTTGTGTGAAATCAGTTTTGTGGACACAAGGACGAACACTCAAACGATTCAAATGTGGACGAAAAGCGAGAGTCATTACCCAGAAGAGAAAGTAACTCCAAGTCCTTCAAGCGCTTGTTTTGCAGCAAGTTGTTCTGCTTTCTTACGTGTGCTTCCTTCTCCAAACTGTTTCATAGTTCCATTGTTATACACAACTTCTACAGAAATGAGTTGATTAGGAGATGCAATCATAGTATACGTAGGAGTTGCTCCAAACTCACGCTGACAATACTTCTGAAAGATATCCTTGTAGTTGGTGATAGTAGTGACAACATCCTGAATGTCCAAATAGGCTTCCAGAACGTTGGTGACGAATGAATAGACAATATTGAATCGGTTTCCGCAATCCGTCCATAACGCGCCAATAAAAGCTTCAAATATGTCTCCCAGTTTTTGTATGTTTCGTCGTCCATTAATGGCAACAGACTCCTCGTTGTGCCTAGAAATGACATAGAATGTATCCAGTCCAACTTTCTGACATAATGCTCCGATTCGCTCGTTGTTAACAAGTTCCTTGCGAGCGTCTGTGAGAAAACCCTGCTTCTTGTCAGGGTATTTTCGTCGTAGATAGGTTGCAACACAGACTCCGAGGACTGAGTCTCCTTCAAACTCGAGGCATTCGTAAGATTCATCTTGGAGGGGCATGACACCAGAGGGACACGGAGCAAGAGACGCCGGTCGTCCATCGGGTGTAGTATATTCAGATCGTTTGACATAGGTTGTATGAACCATTGAGGTTTGGAAGATTCTTGCATTTGAAACCCGGTAATGAGGCAGACCATGGCGATGTAGAATACGATGGATATCCTTCTCTGTGAAGAATCGGTTACGTGCATTGTAAGGTGAGTAGACATCTGTCATTTATTACTTGTAGTTTTAGTCAATCTTTTATCCGTTTTTCTACACAATGGGAAGCGCTCAGTCTATGATGTATACTGAAGAACCAGATCCTTTGCCAAAACAAGAATCCGCTAAACTGATTGAACTCTCAAACGTTCGGTATAACACTCCATGGAAACGTGATATGGCAGTCGGACTTGTATTTTTCAATCCAGCAAAGTCCAAGCGTATGCTTATGAACTACTTCTATACAGTTGAAAAACTCAAACTCGCAAAGATACCGTATTACACTCTTGAACTTGTGTTTGATAAACAAGAACCTGAAATTTCTGACGCGTTTCATGTGTGGAGCAAATCAATTCTCTTTCACAAGGAAAATTTGTGTACCATTCTTGAATCTAGGATTCCGTGGTGGTTTTCTAAGGTTCTGTTCTTAGATGCCGATCTTGTGTTTGGAAATCCAGACTGGTATTCTGAAGTGTCGGATGCCCTCAATAAAAATGATGTAGTTCAACCGTTTACTTCTGCAGTGTGGATGGACATCACGTATACAAAGATTATGCAAGAACGATCATCTGTTCTGTACATGAATCGCAAAGAAAACTTTGATCATAAGTTTCATCCAGGTTTTGCGTGGGCGTTCCGTCGCAGATGGTTTCGCAAAGTAGGATTCTTTGAATATGGAATCACAGGAAGTGGAGATACACTTTCTGCAGCAGCATGGTTAGATGTCAAGTTTCCACCTACGTATCTCAAACCTGCATTGGTTCCTGCATTCAAAGAGTTTTCTGAACTTCCAAAACCTCGCATCGCATGTATATCGGGAGCAATCTATCATTTATGGCATGGAACTCATCTGAACCGCAGATATGTCGACCGACACGTAATCTTAGATGGAATCCGAGATGTGCGAACTATCCTTCGTCCTAACTGGCAAGGTGTACTAGAATTTAGTATTCGTGGGATCTCTGAAAAATTGCACGCCTACTTCCTTCAGCGCGAAGACGATGGGATTTAAAAATATTGTGTTGTTGAGTATCATATCATATTGATGGTGAAACCCCTGTATACTCTGGCTACCCGTCTCCTAAGCACGAATGGTTCGTTGGTGTGCACGATCACGCGTATCCAGAAAGGGTTTCTTCCCCATCAAAGTCTGGACCAAGCTAAACAACAACTCGCAGAAATTCAGCAGACTCTACGGGAAATTGAGGAAAGTCTTAAGGATGAATCTCAATCCCGTTTTGTAGCAACTTTAAGCTCAAAACCGTAATCAGTTTCCACCATCTTCTCATCTTGACGTTTAACAATTTCTTCCATTAACGCTTCACTTTGCTGAGGCACAAGTTCTTCTAAGTAACTTTTTAGTTCCTTCTTGGAGAGCGTCCAACCCTTTTTCCATTGGTTTGGACGTTTTACAGAAAAGACCATTCCTGAACTAGTCAGTTTAATGTTTTCAGGGAGTTCCTCACGAGAGGTAGCATACAAAGCAGTCAGGTCTAATTCAACCGTTCGTCGTTCATCTCTAAGTTGATTTGCACGAGAGTTGACTTCATTCAGTTTTCGGGTAATATCCGCATACGCATAGAGGATTGGTTTAAGGGCGTCCATACTATGGATTATACTATCTTCACTTAATAGTATTCCATTTTAAACAAGGAATGTCTTGGTTGGATGTTGAAGAAATTGAACGACTTCGTGTAGTGTATAACAAAGAACATCCAAAAGAATCACCAGTCCCTAAAGGAACTTCTGAAGAAATGTGGACTAATATTCAACATCGTCTTCAAGACCAATGTGCAACAGGATCTGCAGAATGTATTGTTACATCGCTGATGAAAAGACCTAAAGCACCCAAAGAATGGTCTGTGAATCGGTATGAATGGTTATCTTCAGATGACATTGACCGTGTTGAAAAGAACTTTACAAACTTGTTTCCAAGATACTTCTTCGTAGGTTGTATTCCAATTGACTTTGATATGAAATCTGAAATGAATGAATGTATTGTAAGTGCATTATGTTCCATGAATCTAGTAGATCTTTCTAAGAAATATGATCAAATTGGAATTGTATTCAATACGGATCCACATGATGGTCCAGGAGAACATTGGATTGCCCTGTTTTGCGACATTCGTCCACAATTAGAGTATCCACGCATCACCTATTTTGATTCCTATGCACATCAACCTGAACCTGAAATTAAAAAGTTAATGAGACGATGGAAATCTCAATGGGATGCAACAGGCAAATCTAAACCTATGAAGATGACCTTTAATGCAACACGTCATCAATTCAAGGATTCTGAATGTGGTATGTATTGTTTATACTTTCACCAAGCGTGTTTGATGGAAATCCCTATGAAAGAGCGAATTCCAGATGATGTGATCAATGGGTTCCGTGGTCTTTTGTT